ATTGAGGTGCTTCACCTTGTACGGTGATTTGAAAAATTCCCATTTAAGACACCTCCTTTAAGCTTTGGACTACTGATTCAGGTAACCCGAAAAAATCATTTAGAGTTTTATTGAATTCACCGCTTTCAATGAATTGGTCCATCAGATTGACTTGTTTATCGATATTGCTATCTTCACAGGGCTCACACGGTTTTTGAGTATCACTCAACTTTATTCTCCCGATCCATTTACCATAGCTTGGTAAACTTGAAGAGTAGGGTGTCGGAATAATCTCTCTCCCAGTGGTGCATTTTCATTAAGGCATTCAGAATTGGCTTTAGTGCCTCTTTGGATCATTGCTTCAGTTGGCTCTTTCGGTACTAAAATAAAACCTTCCGGCACCGCTTGGGCTTGCCAACTATCAAATCCGCTGATCTCCTTAACCACATCATCCATATCTACAATCATGTGGCCATGTTCATCATGGTAATACTGGTGTCCTGCAATCCTTTCTTGCAGCTCACCTAGGTCCGGCACCGCCTGGGCTTTGGTTTCTTTCGCCAAGCAAATCAAACAAGGTTCTTCATCTGGATACTGGCTATTAAAAACACCAGTAGGTGATTCGCATTTTTTTAAGTGCTCATCACAGAGTAACAACTTAATTTTTTGATCCGCTTGAGTCCTAGCTTCCTTCCAGGCGGACCAACTAAAAAGAAGGGCTGTGATTAATTTTCCACACTTCTTTTCAATATCAGCAGGAACATCAGTACGTTTGATGTATGCTCCAAATTCAAAAAATGTGTACTGTGCAACATGCTCAAGGCGTTTAAAGCATTCAGACTGCTCAAATTCAGCTTTTAATTTTTCAATATCCATCACGCCACCTCAACTTTTAAAACGTACTTTTGACCGCCAGTGGTGAACTCGATTGATTCACCTTTATCTAGCAAGTAATGCCCAATCGCTTCCAGATTTTTAGAACTCAATCCTGTTTTAGCTCTTGCTCTGCGGCGGTCACACTCAAGACATATATTTGACTTCACAGATCGCTCGGAAGTGCCACATGATCGACATGGGGCAACAGGGCTGTAGCTTTTTAAACCTTGCTTTTCGGCACGGGTACGCAACACATGATTTTGATGACTATTGGGTCGCTCAGCACTTTTAAGCATTGTGTCTGCATTGCAGTAATTAAACTCGGCCTTATTGGTATTTACGGCCGGGTTGATCTGACCACCACGCTTAACGAACTGAGCAACAGCATCGGAATAGTCCGGCTTTATTTGATTGCTGATCATCACGCTGCCATCCTTAATACTTTTGGTGCTTGAGCCCGTAAAGAAACCAATAAGGGCTTACCAACTTTCAAATACTGCTTAAGAAAAATTGCATAGCGCTTTTGAGTGGCTTCGCTCATCTTTCCAGTGCTATCAATTTCAAGCGTAGGTTTATTTGATTTGCTGTATCGAACCAAGGCTGCATGCTTGACCAGTTTTGGTTGATACCCGTCATTCAATAGCCAGTTTTCAAAAGGTGCAGCTAGGCTAAAATGAATTTTCTTGGTGCCTTTGGGTTCAATTGGTGGGTAATTCATTTCACTAACCTCGTCAAAAATCACTTGTGTAAGCCGTGTTGAATTAGTTGTTTGTTCCAACAGATGTGGCAATGGCTTCAACCTGGCGATTAGACGTTTTGTCTGCCTGATCGATAAACATTGCCGAAAGACCTAAAAGGATTGAGAAAACTAAAGACCAAGCTGCAACACTTGAAGCGACTTCTTTCGCTACAGATTTAGGCTTTGGGTGTTGATACAAACACTCAGAGGTCATGCTGGATTGGCCGAACTCTGGCAGGTTGCTTTGGATTGGGTTTTTATTCATAATTTATTTACTCACAAAGAGAGTGTGGGTCAGGCCTCAGGTTGTTGGTTGCAACGCTGGGGCTTTTTGCTGTCTGTGAGATTTATAGTAAGTTAACTTACCTGTATGGTCAAGCGCAATAGTAATAAAAATTACCATTTTCTGTAAAACTTACTTTTTTATTTTTCCACAGGCAAAAGAAAACCCGCTCGAAGCGGGTCATTTCTAAGGCTTGCTAGGGATGAATAGGTTTAATATTTAAAATCTTTATGGTGCTGAACAACAACGCCAATTATTGAAATTTCGATTTGAGCTGAGTTGTATGTAGGGAAATCAGGGTTTAATGGCACCAATTCGATAATATCCACACCATGCTCATTCACACCGACTACGCGATATTTTTTAAATGTGGTCATGGCTACGCCATGTTGAATTTCCTGCGCCACCACCAGTGATCCGGGCTTTGGCTCTAAAGCTGCATCCACTACAATTTCATCACCTGGCATAAAGTCAGGAGCCATGCTCAAACCATCAACCTCTAAAGAGAAAACTGCATTAGGATCTCTACCCTCATAGGTTGTAAAGGTTTCATCCTTTGGATGCATGCCATCATACACAACCTCTCTCCACATACCCGCCTGAACAAAATCTAACACCGGGATCTTCCTTAATTTTCTTTTTGTTGGTCTTACATTTGAGAATATTTCTCTCCCATCTTCTTGTTGAGCAGGAGCATCACCTTCTTTGCCAGAAGTAAGCCAATCTGTAGTTGTGCCTAGAACTTTCGCAAGCGCTGTCAAACTATCATGCTTAGGAGTGTTTTCATCTTTCTCCCAATAAATAACCGAAGTTTTAGATACGCCAATTGCGTCAGCTAATTTTTGCTGAGTTATTTTTTTTGAATTTCGCAATCTTTTAAGTCGTACACCCAGAGTTTCCATGGTAGTCCCACAAAATATAACGTAAGTAATCTTACCAATTGACTAGGTAAGTTTTATGTAGTTTAATGAAGTAAGTTAAATTACTTTAAGGTAAGTTAGATGACTAAATCTGAAGCCTTAACTCTACTGGACTGCACTGTAACGCAGTTAGCAGCAAAGTTAGGAATTACCCATAACGCCATCAGTCAGTGGCCTGAAGAAAGAATCCCTTTAGTTCGTGAATATCAGATTCGCGATCTATCAAAAGGAAAGAAACCCATCAAACGCAAACCGGAAGCCGCTTAACCATTAAGAGAATTATGGTCTGGTGGGTGAATTAAATAAACGTGAAAGTAAACAAGGTGTTCACATGGATATATCGAAAGAGACCAAAACTGCTTTGCACAAGATGGTGCACCAATCGAGCGGCATTACTCCAAAAGAGCTAGCTGATCTGGTTGGCGTGTCTCATAACACGATTTTGAACTATGCCAATCCAAATATGGAAAATCACCTGCCAAGTCTAAAGGCATTTGAAGCAATGCTGACCTATACGCAAAACCCAGCCCCATTAAAAGTATGGGCGCACAAATTAGGTTTTGTATTGGTTCCAGTAGATCAAGCTCAAGGCAAGGACCATGAACTAGGTGTTCTCGAATCGCTGCTTGGTATGAATGTTGGAAATGGTGCCGCAAATAAACAGGTTTTATCTGCTCTCGAAGATGGTGTGGTGACACCTGCTGAAATGGATGAGACAGATCATATCCTGGAAGAAATCGAACACAAAATTCAATCTTTGCGTAAAGCCATGAAAGGTGAATGTGCAAAGTATTTATCAGCTCTACAACGAGAAAAAGCCTGAGTTCAGACCTCAGGCTTTTCCGGTTGTTCACTAACTGACAGGAAAGTAAACATGAATATGATGACACAATTTAATCATAATCAACAGAGTATAACAAGTCTTGATATTTCAGAGCTTGTTCAGTCCCGCCATGACAAAGTAAAGCAATCAACTGAAAGACTTGCTGAGCGCGAAGTTATAGGACTTCCCCCAATGGGGGTTGTGGTCAAAGAGGCCAACAATCGCACCTACAATGTTGAAGTTTATGTTTTCTCTGGTGAACAGGGCAAATTAGACTCAATCACTGTAGTCGCTCAACTTTGTCCAGAATTCACTGCAGCACTGGTAAAGCGTTGGTATGAACTTGAGAACCAAAACGCCGTCCAACTTCCTCAAACATTTGCAGAAGCACTTCAATTGGCAGCCGATCAAGCTCGAAAAATTGAACTCGACAAGCCGAAAGTGGAGTACTACGAAAAAATCGTAGTACGTGACACCTTGCTTAACGCTACTCAAGTTGCTCAAAAGCTGCGTATGTCAGCCATGGCAATGAATAAATACTTGGATCAATTCGATGTTTATAGCCGGGGTGTCAAACGTGCGCGTGTATTCCAGCAGTGGTTTATCGATAAAGGCTTTGGTGAGCTTAAGCAAACTGAGCTTGGATTTTCTCAACCTATGTTCACAACAAAAGGCGAAGCATGGGTAATTGAGAAGCTTACAAGTGAAGGAGTAGTAGCATGAGTCAATGGATTCCAAATTCCTTCCAAATGCCAAATGCTCTGGTTGATTCCGGCTTATTGGCAAAACTTAAAGGTTCTTCACTCGCAATGTATATATTCATTGTGCGTAAGACTCGTGGATGGAATAAAACATCGGATTCAATCAGCCTTTCTCAATTCATTGAATCAACAGGTTATGGCAAAGATGCGGTTTTAAGTGGTGCTGATAAATTAGTTGAATTGGGGTTAATTAAGCGTGTGGATTACCAAAATAAACCTGCGCTTTATATCCTAAATGACCTACCAGAAAACGTAGTTGTTGGGGAGTCGGAAAATCCGACTGCGGAAAAACCGCATGCGGAAAATACGACTGGGGGAGTCGGAAAATCCGACCAGTTGCAGTCGGAAAATCCGACCCACAATAACAACTATAAAACAACTAATACAAAAACAAATAAAGATAAGGGTGATCAGGATAAATCTGGCTCTGAAAAAACTGAGAAATCCACTTCTAAAAAACAACCGTTGTTTGATGCAAAAGCAATTGAGTTACCAGTGAACGTAAATCGTGATCTATGGATTCAATTTGTTGATATGCGCAACAGCATCAGAAAACCACTTACTGAAAACGCCGTAAATCTTTTGATTAAAAAATTAGTTGGCTTTGGTGATCAGGCAAACCAGTCACTGGAAGCGTCAATCATTGGAAGTTATCAAAGCGTTTATCCACCTAAACAACAAACTCCAGTTCAAAACCAACAGCCAATGCAACGCCGTCGCTTTGGCAACCAGGTAGATCCAAATCAAATGCGCACAGTAGGAGAGTCAAACTAATGAGCAATATTCAATTATTCGAAAACGCTTTTGCTGTGAACTTTCCAGTTGAAGTAGCAGAACTGGTTTTAAACCGCATTGGTGACGTCTACGGCGCTGAGTTCACTAAAAAATACGCAGGTTATTCAGATGAAGAGCTTGTTCAGTTGGCATGCACTGTTTTGAGTGGCTTGACTCCAGCTGATATCACTCGCGGCATCTTGCGTATGAATTCTGAAGAGTGGTGTCCAAACCTTCCAAAATTCCGCAGCTGGTGTGAACAAGGTGGTGACTGGTGGACTGCAGATATGGCATGGGCCAAAGCATTGCAGTTTGAAAATGATAAAAAATCGGAAATTACGACACTTGCGAAGCGCAGTCTGGATGAAGTGCGCCATATCCTCAACGTAGAGGGGCAGAAAGCAGCACACTACGCCTTTAATGCGATTTATCAGGACTACCTTGCCCGGGCGAAAGAAAAAGGCCGTGTGCAGGAAATGTGGAAGAAAGAAGACAAGACCGAAAAGGCTAAGGCTCTAACTTATGATGAGCGTAATCGTAAAGGTGTGCCATGTCCGCCTGAATTGGCTGCAAAAGTGAAAGGTGCTTTTAAGTGTGTAGGGGGTGCAGCGTGAAATTAACTTTCCATAAAGAAGATTTACTTCAAGCGATTACAGACCATGAAGGCAAGGTGCGCAAGAAACTTGTGACTGCACTGGAAAATGCCTTGATTGAGGAGGCTTTGATTCTAACTCGCGGAAATCAAACCCAGGCAGCCAGGATGCTTGGTATGAGTCGAGGATCTGTTCAGCAGAAATATATGGCACTTAGAAAAGCTGGAGTGAAGGCATGAATTTAATCGAAAAGCTGGGTTTAGAAAAGTGTAAGCAGATTGTGGATGGGGCGCCTGAGTGGGCACAAGGTTTTTGTTTTGAGCTAAGTGTTTATGCAGCATCCAATAAAGGAGTCAAACTTGATATTACTTGCCTAGACGACCTCCGCACCGCTCTAGCCGATCACGACCGCATTGATACGTGTAGTGATATTCGGAATCACGTGTCTCCAAATACGAAGGTGATTGAGCATGAGTGATTTTGAAAAGTGGTTTAAGGATCAAGACTTCTACACAAACATGCGATTCATTCACGGTGACAAGCTGTTTGATAGGGATGGTGATGTCTATCGAGTGTTGCCAGTTCAGATGGTTTATCAGGGTTGGAACACACAACGTCAGCGCTCTAAGGATGAATTTGTCGCACTCACTCAAGAATGGCACACCAAAGGCTGGAATGCTCGTCAGGGTGAGATTGATGATCTTAAAGCTGAGATCGAAAAAATAGAATCTGATGTGGAGATTATTGTCTCCAATATGGGTTCTGTGATTGAAAAAAAACAAGCCATCATCGACAGTCTAAAAGCCCAACTTAACAACATGGAGGCTTGTTATATCGGGAAGAAGAAGGAGGTTGAGGATCAGCAGAAGCGGATTGATGCTGGAGTTGAAAAGATTCGTCAGTTTGGAAAAGAGGGGTGCTTATTTCCGGAATGGCTGACTTGGGCGGAAAAAGCCCTGCGAGGTGCCAGTGACTAAAATCCTCATCGGCATCGATACGGGAGTTAAAACCGGTTACGCCGTGGCAATGGACCATGGCACCGGTGGGGAGTTGCACCAGGTGGAATGCTTAAGCATCACCAAAGCAATGCAAGCTGTTCAGGAAATAAAAGCGATTCATGGGAAAGATAATTTAAAGCTGTATATCGAAGATGCACGTAAACGTACTTGGTTTACTGGTGGTAAAGAAAAAGCTCAAGGCGTGGGGTCGGTAAAGCGTGATGCTCAGATCTGGGAGGACTGGTGTATAGAGCAAGAGTTCAATTACATCATGGTTCACCCAAAAGCAAATGCTACTAAAACCAAAGCGGATCTATTTAAGAAGATAACCGGTTGGACTGGCCGCACGAATGAGCATGCACGTGATGCAGCAATGTTGGTTTTTAAAAGATTTTGGAAGGTTTAAGGGAAGAATATAAATGAGCGCAATTGTAGAAGTAAAACCAACGGTTCGAATGATGCAGAATGAATTGGCGCAGTGGGGTAAGTGGGCGCGCCATGCTTCATATAATCCAAGTGAATTGACCTATACCTCACCTACATATGGTTTGATGCGTTTGAAAGAGGGGCAGAAGTCGTCAGGTATTCAGGTGATGCTGGATGATGATGCTTTGGTTGCTATTGATCACCTGGTGACTCAGTTGCGCTTTTCACGGCCAGATCTATACCAGTGGATTGAGTTCCATTATTTGAAAGGGTATCCGATCGCCGTATTGGCGAGTAAGACAAAGGTTGATCGCCGTAATATTGATAAGTTTCTGTTGGCGGCTGAGACTTGGCTGGATAGTCGACTAGAAGTAATTTGCGAGAATGTATGAGATATTATCCTCTTAAATATGAGGGGGTTATATACCAATGATAGAAGAAATGCTTACAGCACAAGCAACCATACAAGCAGCTGAAATACAGGCTTTAGCAACTAAATATGCAGCTGCAATAGGTGGGTTAGCAATTGCAGTAGGCGTAATTGTTTCTTGGTTAACAACCTTACATTTGCAGAAGGTTGCTAGACTTGCCGAGACAAGAAAAAATGTTTATTTAGAATTAATAGAAGCTTATTCAAATCTGACCAAAGAATTTGAATTGCTTTTATTGGATATAAATGGTAAGTGGCCTTCTCTGATTAATCTTCTCGTAGAGTTTAGTAAAAAAGTAGATAAGACTTTATTTATTTGTGAAACCAAAAATAAAGATTCTATAATTTCCTTTGTAAAGCTGGTGATGGATACTTTTGAATCCTTTGGTCATCAATCAAGTAAAGTTAGAGAGTTGGCAGAGGAACTTCATGATTTATCAAATGATCATAGTAAAATTATGGGAAGGTTTGAAGAGGCAGCAAAGTACTTACAAAAAGTGAAAATAGAAAATCCTGATCCACAGAAAATTGACATAATTTTAAAATATTTCAATGAGCAAATAGAAGAAAGTAGGGTACATAGGCCGCTTATTAATCAAAAAGAAAAAGAACTAAATGAGGAGATTAAGAAGATTCAACCATCTCTTTATAAGATAATTGATGATTTAAATGAGAGAGCTTTACCTGTAACTCATTTATTGCGTGGCGAATTGGGTGCAAAAAGTAATGCGGAATTAGATATGTTTATTTACTCTAAATACAAACAAGAATAAAGGTGTTGCGTTGCGCGCAGCAAACTACTATATTTGTGTTATTGTCGCTGTAGTTGCATTGATACGACTACATAGAACTTAAAAGCTCGCCATATGGTGGGCTTTAATTATATTGGGGTGCGTGTGGAAGATTTGGTCATGGCCGCCGCTACGATACAGGCAGCTCAAATTCAAGCCAATTATAATTTTTGGGCAGTATTATTAAGTTCTGGCATAGGTGCTGCGGGTATTATTTATGCTGCTTGGTATGCCTGGCAGAGTGGAATTAAATTACATCAACATAATAATATTCTTGAAGCTAAGCGCGAGGTTTATTTGGATGCAATTGCCAAGTATCAGCAGTTAGTAAATGATCTTCAGCTTATAAATATTGTGCCAGAACAATTTTTTGAAATTTTATTAAACAATAATAGAGATTTTTTTATTGCCATCAATAAAGTCAAATTAATTTGTGATCATATAAACAAAGATATGGTAGAGAAATTTGCTCTGGAGGCCGGGAAGGGAATTCATTCATTGATGCCTCTTATTAATAAATTTCTTGCTAAGAAAGATGACCTAAATAGCTATTCTGAAAAGCTTATGGCATTCATTCAAGATAAAGATTTAAACAATCTTTCGATTGCCGATTTAAGAAAGATTGAGGTGAAAGAGCTTACTCGTAATGAATTGAGAGCTGAATTTATTGTTGAAAAAGAAAAATTAGAGAAGGCAGTTCAGGAATTAGTAACCAATCTTGAAGTGGAGAACGAGAAATTTTCTGCCGCGCTTAGACGTGAATTAAAGATCTCTGACAATCTAGTTTAATAGAATACTGAAAATTTATAATAAAAAGCCAAAAAAAGGGCGCGGTATGTAAATGCTGCGCTTTTTTAATTCTGAGAGAAAAGTCATGCTCCGATTCTTATTATGTTTATTCGGTCTACATGGTGCGACTGAAATCGATTACACAGTTGATGATAAAGAAATCAAAGTGTGTCGAGATTGTTTGAAAGAAGTTAAGTAAACCCTTGTCACTTCGGTGACTTTGCCGAACGTATTACGGCAAACAAAACCCCTCGCATTCTAGATGTTGAGGGGTTTTTCTTTTCTTATTGGTGGTGCGTATGGATGTCAAAGAAGCCCAAAAGAATCTAAATGAATTGCATGATGAGCTGGTGAAGTATCAGAGCCTAAGTCGAGCATTCATGAATAGCAAACAGATGATGGCTATTGATGAAGTAATGGCAAACATCCGTACTCGCATGAAGAATATTCAAATCAATTTAAGTCGGAGATAGCGCCGTGGGTACAAGCGATCAAGAACGACTCGATGCATTTAAGCGGGATCTATACCAAGACATAGCTGATCGTAAGCGATTGTTTGAGGTTGAGACTGGTTTGGCAATCAAAGATGTTGAGTTGGTATTTGTGAATGTCTCCACTGTAGATCAAGTCAATCAATACCTGCTTAACGAAATCAATGTGACCTTGGGTGATTCAGATGACATGTGCATCGTGTGAAAGAAACCGTGAATGGATAAGGAAGCAAAGTGAACGAGCAAAAGAGAGAATGCGGCTGTGTATCGAACGCCTTACTGGTCGAGATGCTTCAAGCAATGAACAGCCAAAGCCAAGCGATGATAGCTCAAAGCAATCTACTGGCAGAACAGAATAAAGTCATGGCTCGTATCGTGGATCAGAACAATGAGCTGATAGCGATGATGCAGACCGAAGATGATGAAGATAAACCTAAGTCGCCTTATTTGGATTGATGGATATGAGCAGACCATGCCGCGAGTTTCGCTGTCCAAACCTAACCAAGTCACCAAAAGAACAAGGCTATTGTGATAAGCATGCACATAAGCGCAGTAACTGGACAGCACGCCAAGACCGATCAGGATCAACTACGGCGCGTGGCTATGGTCATGCATGGCGAGTACTGCGTGAAAGCATCATGAAGCGTGATAACTATCTCTGTGTGAAATGCGCCGTTGCTGGGCGTGTGGCTGAGGCTACAGACGTAGATCACATCAAGGCTAAGGCTCATGGTGGTACAGATGATCCAGACAATCTACAGTCGTTGTGTGCGCCGTGTCATAGAGAGAAAACAGCTACAGAAGGAAAATAAGATGCGTAAAAGAATCACTCATGTTGGTGTTGTAGCTTCGCGCTCAGCTCACCGACTTTACGACAAGAACTTAAAAACTTTTGCGGATGATATTAAGCAGCAAGAAGCAAAAGAAGTATTTGCTTCAACAATCATGTTGCGTGCATCTGCTGACTTATTCCACTTGCTTGGTGATGAATATGAAGAGCAGTTAGATATGTTGGTCGGCATCATGAAAGAGCAGGCAAAAAATGCAAGAAATGAAGGCTAAAAATCTTCCGGATGGGGAGGGGTGGGTCGAGAGTTCAGGGCCTTTGCCTAAATGACCGCCCCCCTCCGTTCATTTTTACGTGCGCGAAATTAAAAATTCAGGGTGTTGACAAATGGGTGGAGTTTCTTCAGTTCCTGGTCGTGGCCGAAAGCCAAAACC